TTCAATATAATAGAATATGAAGAAAAAGGATTTAAAATAATAAAAGAAACTCCTCCTAATCTTTTATTTTATAAATATAATCGTTTGTTATATGAAGAAGAATATAAATTAGAAAAAGAAATGATGAATAGTAATAAATGGTATAAAATATATGATTGTGGTCATTATTATTTAAAATATAATTTTAGAGAAATATAAATGACTGAATTATTTTCATGTTTAGTAGTTATAACAGCTTTTGAATATGTACATTATTGGAAATTAGATGCTGATATTGTGGCAATTATATTAGTATCTCATTTAAATTGTTTAGCATATAGGAAAATATTTAAAAGAAATTTATAAGTTATATAATAGGTGAAGTATGATAGATATTATGCCAGATTTTCATAAATACTTTAACAAAGTTGTAAGAACAGAAAATAATGTTGAATATTTAATTGAAAGGAATATAGAAGAAGGAATTTTATATAAAGAGGTAAGTGGTTATTATTTATTAAGTTTTATAAATTATATAATTCCAATTAAATATGTAATATTAAAAAATCATTCTAATAATGAAAGATGAAAGCAATTCTTTCATAAAGAAAATTCTTTAATGTATAAAGATTCTTATTCTAGAATAATATTACGTCATTTACAAGAAGATTCTGTATTTTTAGGAAAAACTAAAAATTATTATTGATTATTTTGGTTAAAATCTGATACTAATTATGCAAATTGTTCAATTGGTAAGTTATCTAAAGATAAAATTACAGAATATGAAATTAGAGATTTATTATTGAACAATTATAAGAATAATTTAATAGAATTTAAAGAGATAAAACTGTCATATAATGTATTTGATAAAATTATATGGTGAATTATTATGGGCGGAAATGCTATTAAAAATTCGATTAGATTAGATAAAAAAGAATATTTACAAGTTTATAATGAGATCTTTAACATTTTTAATTCTAATGGTTATAAATCTAAAGCAGAATTGATTAAATCATATGAAAATAAAGATAGTTTTGGAGATATGGATATATTATATTTTGAATATAATAATTTTGATAACTTATATAAAGTGATTGATAAGATTAATCCTATAGAAATAATTAAAAATGGTCCTGTGGTTTCAATTGCTTATCCAACTCCAAAAGGAAATTTCCAAATTGATTTTATAAAAGTTTCAAGGTTTAAATTTGCTTTTGCTTATAATTATTTTGCATATAATGATTTAGGAAATTTTATTGGGGTAGTTGCTCATAAATTAGGATTTAAATTTGGTCATGAAGGATTGTATTACACTTTAAGAGATAAAGATAATATTTGTTCTAAAATATGTGATATTAATATAACAGAAGTATTTTATTCTGCTTTAGATTTTTTAGGATATGATACAAAATATTATGGTAATTTCTATGAGTTAGAAGATATATTTAAATATGCTTCATCTTCTAAATATCACAATAAAGAGTATTATTTATTAGGAAATAGGGGTCATAAGTCTAGAGTTAGAGATAGAAAAAGAAAAACTTATATTCAATATTTAGAATGGTTAGAAACATATGAAGAAACAGGATTTGATTATTATGAAGAAATTAAACAAGAGAAATTATTAGAAGCTTTTGAAAAATTTCCTGGATTTAAATATGAATATAATAAAGAACTAGAAAAATTTTATACTAGAAAACTTGTAAAAGAAAAATTCAATGGAAAATTAGTATACGAGATATCAGGTTTAGAAGGAAAAGATTTAGGAAAACATATTAAAAAGTTAAAGGATTCAATTGGAAGTGAAGATAAATTTAATGAATGGATATTAAATACTAGCACAGAAGAAATTAAAAATTTTATTAAAAATAATCGATGATTTATGAATTATAAAAAACGAAATTCTGCAACATTGTTTATAGAATTAGATGAATTAATCTTAATAAGATCAATATTAGAAGAATGGAAAGGATTGCTAGATATGAAAACGATCCATTACCAGAAATGATTTGTTATCTTGGTTGTAAAGAATGTGTGGAGGAATAATCTATGGACATGTTAGCATTTATTAGATCAGAAATTGATAATGATTTATTAGTTAATTTAATTCAAGAGTATGAGGAATATGAAGAGAAAGGATTTTTAGAAGAAGATTCTAAGTTAAGAGAATTATATAAAAAATATACTAATAATGATAATTTAATAGAATTAAATTTTTTTGCTTTAACTTGTTATCGTGAGTTAAGTTATAGATATGATAATGTTTTGAGGAAAGTTTCGTCTTATTTAGGAGCTGGAGGATATAATGATTTAACTTATTTAATTAATCCTAAATCAGCAGAAGATAAACTTTATTGGGGAATAGATGACTCGTTGAAAAAATTTCATTCTGAAATGAGAAAGGTAAATTGGTTGTTAGAAAATTATGTTAATATTAATGAAATTGAATTAATAGATGGTAGAAAAATGTATAAATTTAATACAGGATTATCATATTCCTATACAAAAAGAGAAGCATTGGACAAAGCAATGAAAAATGAGAATAAAATTATGAATAAAGAAGAATGGGATAATTTTATGACTAATTTATATAGAGGATGTTAATATGTCAGAAGTTACTATTAATAATATATCAAGATATTTATCATATGGTATCATTTAAATTTTTAGAAGTTTATAAACTCAACGGAATTTCATATAAAAAATTATTTATGATGATAACGGAAAAATAAAAGACATAGAGTTTTTATGAATAAAATAGCTATATTAGGAGATCTTCATTTTGGAATGAAAAATGGCAATGAAAATATACTTAATTATCAGAGAAAGTTTTTCGAACAAGTATTTTTTCCTTATTTATTAGATAATGATATAAAAATACTTGTTCAACTAGGAGATTTATTTGATAATCCTAAACATATTCAATATAATACTCTTAAACAATGCAGAGAATTTTTCTTTGATAAATTAAAAGAATATTCTATTGAAACGCATATTATTATTGGTAATCATGATAAATCTAATAAACATGATTTATCAATCAATTCTCCAGAATTATTAATTAAAGATATAGGATATTATGACAATATTAGTATATATTCTAATCCATCTACTATTAATATCAGTAATATTAAATTCGATTTAATACCTTGGGTATGTAAAGATAACGAAGAACAAATATTTGAATTTATTAAAAAATCTAAATCTAAATATTGTTTTGCGCATCCTGAAATTAATGGATTAAGATTTTCTAAATATGGAATTGAATGTTCTAATGGAATGGATAAGAAATTATTTAAAAAATATCATAAGGTGTTTGCTGGACATTTTCATTACAAACAAGAAAAAGATAATATTTTATATATAGGACAACCTTATCAAGATACCTGGGCTTCTTTAGAAGAAGAAAAAGGATTTTTTGTATTAGATGAAATCAGATTAGAATATATAAAAAATTTTTATAGATTATATCATAAAATTGAATATACAGATAATTTAAAATTAAATTATGAAGAATATAAGGATAGTTATGTAAAATTAATTGTTCTTGAAAAAGAAAACAAAGAAAAATTCAAAGAATATGTTGATAAGTTGAATGAAATATGTTATAATGTAAATATAATAGAAAAGGAATTTTTAGTTGAAAATAACAACGAAAATTTTGTTATAGAAAGTAAAAACACTTTAGAAATTTGGAATGAATATATTTCTAATATAGAATTAAATGGATTAGATAAAGAATACCTCAAAATTAGATTCGAAGAATTATATAGAGAAGCAGAGAATTTATGAAAAAAATATTATTATCATGAATCTTTTATATATTTTATATGAATATATGGATGAATTATTAGATGAATATTATATAAAAATTGAAAATAAGGTTATATTAAATTGTTAGTATTAAAAAAAATAAAATTTAAGAATTTTTTTAGTTATGGTAATTATTATACAGAAATTATATTAGATAATTATAAAACTAATATAATTTCTGCTTCTAATGGTTCTGGAAAATCAGTCTTATTAGACGCTATTGTTTTTTCTCTATACGGGAAACCGTATAGAAAAATTAACAAATCTGATATTATCAATTCTATAAATAAAAAAGATTGTGTAGTAGAATTATATTTTGAAAATAATAATAAATTTTATAAAATAATCAGAGGAATTAAACCTAATATATTTCAAATATATAAGAATGATAATTTAATTCCTTCTCCTAATAATATTAACGACTATCAAAAAATATTAGAAACTATATTAGGTATTAATTATAAAACTTTTATTAATGTAGTTATATTAGGTTCTGCTAAATATGCATCTTTTATGGATTTATCTCTAGCAGATAGAAGAGAATTAGTAGAAGAATTATTAGATATTAAAATTTTTTCTTTTATGAATGGATTAGTTAAAGAAAAATTAAAGGATATTAAAAAGGAACTTCTAGATTTAGAACATGAAAAAACTTTAATTAAAGAGAAAATAAAATCTAATCAAAAAGTTATTGATTCACAAAAAAAGAATAATGAAGAATTAATTGATAAAAGAAATAGTGATATATCTTTATATAAAGAAAATATTAAAGAATTAGAAATTAAGAAACAATTTTTAGATTCACAGATAACTGAATTATTAGATAAGATTTCTAATAAACAAGAAGTTTATGAAAAACAACAAAAAGGAATAAAAATAAAAGCTAAAGTAGAATCGGAAGAGAAAAGAATAATAAAAGAAAATTCTTTTTACGAAAATTATGACGAATGCCCTACTTGTAAACAATCTTTAAATCTAGAATTTAAAAATAATATATTAATAAAAAATAAAGAAGAATTAATTATTTATAATGAGAAGAAAAATAAAGTAGATAACGGATTAAAAATATTAAAAAATAAGATATTAGAGATTGAAAAAATAATTGAAGAAATTAATAATATAAGAAATAATGTTAGTAGAATAGATTCTGATATTAAAAATTATAATTTCAATATAGAAAAATTTTATAAAGAAATAAAAGAATTAAATAATAAAACAGATTTAGAGGAATATTATAAAGAAATAAAAGTATTTGAAAATAAATTAGACAGATTAGTTTTAGAAAATAATAATTTAGAAAATGATAAGAATCATTATGATTTTATATTAGAAATGTTGAAAGACGATGGAATTAAAAGTTTAATTATTAAACAATATATTCCTATTCTTAATAAAAGGATAAATCATTATTTGAATGAAATGAATTTTTTTGTTTCATTTTATTTTAATGAATCTTTTGAAGAAGTTATTAAAAGTAGATATATGGATGAATATAAAATTAATTCTTTTTCTGAAGGAGAAAAATTAAGAATTAATTTGGCTATTTTGTTTGCTTTTAGGGATATAGCGAAAATTAAAAATTCTGTTAATTGTAATTTATTGATAATGGATGAAGTTGCAGATGGCTCCGGAGATGGACAATGTGTAGAGGATTTGTTTAAATTAATCTCATTATTTGAGAACCAAAATATTTTTATTATTTCTCATAAAAATGAAATGTTAGATGAACATTTTGATAGAAAAATTAAGATTAGTAAAAATAAGAATTTTAGTAGAATTGAGGAGATATTATAATGTATACTGTTATTATTAAACATTTTGGAATTGGTTGGGTTAACAACAAAAGAATTGAAAATAAAGACAAAGTTTGGGCTATTTTAGAAAAAGGAACCTAATATTTAGCTTCAGGATATATTGATAATATTTTTAATATAGACTATTTAGACATGGATAATTATAAAAGAAAAGTGAAATTAGTTAGTAGAAAATATTCCCAATACTGCAATGGAGAGACAGTCTAATACCAAAGAATATAATTCTGTAGAAGATTATCTTAATGATCCTATTAACAAACCCCTTTATAATTTATATTTAGAAAATAAGTTTATTGCAGGTATCCCGACACATTTACAAACAATTTATAAATTAAAATATGATAATAAAACTTTTGAATTGGAAGGGTATATGTATAATATTATACCAAATGAATGGTATTCTGAACATTTTGGACATATTGGCGAAAAATTATCATTAATTGATGAATATGAAACTTATGAAGAATGTAGATTAAATATAGGAACCCCTGTTGAAGATTTATTTGGAGAAAGAAATTTTCCTGTTATTAAATTTAAACATGATAAAGATTTACAATTTTATCATGATGTAGGAAATTATTTTAAAGGAAGTTCAACTCCTTTAGTATATGAAGGAAATGTTTATATTAGATTAAGATCTAAATTATCTGAAATTGATTACTTAGAAAATGTTTATAAAAATAATGGTAAAGTATTAAAAGATGTTCAATGGGATTGGGAATAATGATAATTAATATTAGTATTTGGAAAGAGGAGATGTTATGAATGAACATTTATATTATAAATGCAGTTGTAATAAATACGGATGTAAATTTTGTGATGGAGATTTAAAATATTGCGAAATTTGCGGAGGAGCAGAAAGGGAATTAACTAAACATTGTTGCGGATATAAATTAGATGAAGATACTTTAAATAAAATTTATATTAGGAAGCTTAATTTTATAAAAGGAGAATGGATTAATTATGGTTGAAGAATATGTATACAAAACTTTGGATTATGAAAAAGTTCAAGAACAAAAATTACAAGATGATAAAATTGGGGTTCATATTTTTAAATTATTAGAATATAATAATCCGGTTTTATATGATAAAAATCTTCCATATTATAATTTTACTAATCATGATATTCCTCCAGCTAAACAAGTAGCGTTGGTAATGGAAGAAAATCTTAAATATTATAAAGGATATGGATTATCTGCCAATCAAATTGGAATTAATTTTAGAATTTTTTCTATTGGTTATTTGGATGATATTGTAACGTTTTTTAATCCAGAAATTATTAAATATTCAGAAGAAACTTCTCTTTTTTGTGAATCTTGTTTATCTTTTCCTGGATTGGGCGTTTATATCAAACGACCTAATTATATCACTTTAAAATATCAAGATTTTAATGGAGAATATCATGTACAGGAATTTAGTGGATTAACAGCAAGAATTATAGTACACGAATTTCAACATATTTTAGGAGAACCCTTTTTTAAGGGAATTTCTAAAATAAAGTTAGAAGCTGCAGTTAAAAAAGCTAAAAAATATGGGTTTAATTATAATTTTAAAGAGCTGATGAGATTAAAATGAACCAATATATTTATAAAAATTTTTCAGATTTAGTAGATAATCTTAGAATGTTAAATTTAGCAGTTAGATCTTCTGTGATTAATAAAGATAGTTATTCTAAATAAGAGTGGATAAAGGAATATTGTACTGTAAATGTTAATATCGGAAGAGTAGTTGGTAAAACGACTTATATAAAAAATAATTATAGAAAAGGAGATTTTGTTATTACTCCTAATAAATTGTATAATACAAATCATATAGATTGTTTATCTGGAGTAACTACATTGAAAGACTTTAATATAGGATTTGGAGAATATTTTATAATAAGAAATTTATGGATAGATGATTATTCGTTTATTAAGGAAAATTCTTTATCTTCGCTTATCAAAAAAATATATTCTTATACTAGATATGATGAAAACTTCACACTAATTTGTTTAGGATAAGGATATAAATAGTTTTTATATTAACAACTTGGAATTTTTATGGTAGAAAATGAATGGACCAGAGAAGATTGTATTGAAGAATTATTAAGACTTTTTGAAGAATGTCCTAAGAAAATTATAACAAGATCGTTTTTTCGTGAAAATTCTTTATGCCCAGAAAAATATGTTTATAAACATTTTGGGACGTTCTTAGAATTTAAAAGGCAAGCAGGAATTGAATTGACTAGATATCAAAGAAAATTTCTTGATAATGTTGCCTATAATGTTTCTAATGATAGTATTAGAAAATATAATGAAGAAAAAATGTCTTATGAAGATAAATATCTAAGACCTTGTTCTAAAAAATTTCAAACTATTGTTTTTGCTTCTGATTTTCATGATATCAAAGCAGATGAGTTTTCTGTTAATGTTTTTTATGATGTATTGAAAAGAGTTCAGCCCACTAGTTTAGTGTTAGGAGGAGATATTTTTGAATCTTATGAATTTAATAGATTTAATGTAGACGTTCGTAAATGGAATCTAATTAAATCTATTAAATGGGTTCATGCTTTTTTAGAAAACATTAGAAATATAATTCCAGACGCCCAAATTGATTTTATAGCAGGAAATCACGAAACAGTAATATTAAGACATTTGTATCAACAATCTCCGCAAATGTTAAATATATTATCAGATTTACACGGATTTACATTATCTACTTTATTAGGATTAGATAAATATGAAATAAATTTTATTTCAAGAAACGATTTATCAGTTTACAAAGAATCTGATATCAAAAAAGAAATTTCTAAAAATTATATTATTAAACATGGATGTATTGCTTATACACATTATCCAACTAGAGAATTTGGAATGAATACTGTATATGGACATAATCATAAATATCATTGTGAATCTGTTTGGAATGCTTCTGTAGGAAATTACGAATTAGTACAATCCGGGGCAATGTGTCTGAGAAATGCAGAATATACACATGGTAATAAATGGACAAACGGATTTTTAATAAGTCATTTACAAATTAATGATAAATTTGTACAAAATGAATATATTAACACTACTTTTAATCATTGTGTAGTCGGAGGTAAATGGTATGAAAGAAATGAAAACCAAATATTAAATTGGTGAAATATAAAAAATAAAATATATTAATTTGAATATGATAGTTTAATAGATTTAGATAAAATTAATTACATATTTTTGGTGGACAATGATATCATCTTTAATAGAGAGAATTAGTAACAGCATGGAAAATTATCATGATTTGCAAAATAATTAATAATATTAAAATTTCAAAATTAGAAAAATTAATAAAGCCTCGTATGCTGTTGAAATGGAATAGGATTTTCTTTGAAATTTAACCAACGGAATGATGAAAGTTCTAATATTCATATAAGATTATTATGGCATAATATTTTTATTAAATTTCCTCTTATTTTTAATGTTAGTTGGAAATACGATTTTTCATATGGAATTTTTTGAATTGAAAATTCTATTCAATTAAATCATGATAAAAATACTAATATTATCATGAATTTGTTAGAAGAACTATTTTTAATAATAAAAATGAAATTATAATTCAAAAATATAGTTCTAAAGTTAAAGGAGAAAATATAGGAAAGGAAATTTATGGAGATGAATTATATAAATTAGTAAATCCTTGGAATATGATTATAGATATTGTACAAAAACTTGAAATTCAGGAAACTAAAGCTAAATATTATACAGAAGAATACGAACGGAAATCTAATTTTTGTATTTGGTTAGGATTAAATTTATTTAGAAGAATTGAAAAAGAAATTGAGGTTTGATTTGATTTGGTAATAGGAGAAGGAATTAATACTTGTAAAGGAGGAACTTTAGGTTGTTTTTATATAATGAAAGAAGACGAACTCCTTTAGTATGTATTAGAATAATGGAATGCAAAAGGAAATTTAGATGATTTATACAGTAAAAGAACTTAAAAAAAGATTAGAAAATGTTTAAGATGATTATGAAATTTATACTGAACAAATTGGATTAAATATAGAAAATTCCATTATAAATAGTTTAATGAATATAAAGTTTTTCCTATATTATCAGTAAGGATTTAATAATAAAGATAAACAATTTTATTTATTTGTAAATTATTAGAGAAAATTATGCAAGAAATTAAAGCGATTTTAAAAGATTTGATGGTAGATTATATTAAAGAAATTAATAATGTAAAAACAAGAAGATTAATTGTGAATGATTTTAAAAATATTTTAAATGTAGAACGAATTAAATATAAAGATATTGTAGATATTACGTCTGACGAAGATGTTGATAATTTTAGTATAAGAATTAAAATGTTATATTCAGAAGAAAATGAAGTTATTTATCTTTTAACTAATAAATTTATTATTGAAAGTTTTATAAAATAAAATATTTGACAAGTAATTGTATAAATGGTATAATGATTTAATGCGGGTGTAGCTCAATTGGCAGAGCGCCGTCCTTCCAAGTCGGAGGTTATGGGTTCGATGCCCATCGCCCGCTCCAGTTTTTGATTGTTGAAGAGATTTAAATATGAAAATAAAATATTTACAAAATTATAAAAAGAGTTAAAAATTTTAAATTGTATGTATTATGCAAAATGTAGGAATACTGACAATTTGTTTTAGGTGGTTATAGAAAAATTGTTAGATATAATCTTATTTTTTGAAGAAAATAGTGAAGTTATTTGGTCTAATAAAAAAAATATTTTAATAATAATTATATACTTGTTGATAAAATAAAAGAATTAATTATTAATGAAATTAATAAGATTTTTGTAATTGGGGTTGCTGTATTATTTGTTATTTTTTCAATTTAAATTGAAGTAACTTCTTATGAATAAATTAAATAATTAAATTAATATAGTACAAGAAAGTCCTATTTATAGGTTAATTATGAATAAAAAATTATTTAAAGTAACCACTAAGCTTGAATATCAAATTGATTATATCTTTGAAGCTAATTCAATTGATGATATAGAGACTTCTACTTATAACGATCAGTTTTTTAATTATAATGAATTTGAACAAATTTGTCTTAAAGAATATATAATCAAAGCGGTCCCTATTACATTTCAAGAATTGGAAACTCTTAATAAAGAAATAGATTTTCCTCATATTTACTTAAATGATATTATTAATAAAGTGAATAAATAATATGAAAATTTATTATTCTTTTTCTGAATATCCTTCAGAGTTATATGATATTGAAATAGAAGATATTTATAATTTAAATGAGATCATAGATAAAGTTTCTAAGAATGCTTCTATGAATGGATTAGTCTATGTATATAGAGAAATAGGAGAACTTCCATTGTTTAAATTTGAAGTTGTCTTAGTAAAATTTAAAGATTTATACGACGAATCTTAACAAAGAATTTTTAATTTAAGCGATTTCTATATACTATTAAATTATTAATAAATCTTAATATACCTCTGAATCAAGAGATAAAATCTATTATAACATATTTCAAATGATTCTATCTTTTTAGTAGATGAATTATTAATGATAATTTTAATTATAAAAGAAAATATATAAATTTTAAGAAGAAATAGAAAAATCAAGAAATTATGTTAAAGTTTTTAACCAAGTTATTAAAAATAAGGAAATTATATGAAATTATTTATTGATCCTATTAAAGATTCTGAGTTAAATGCCATCGAACAAGCTAAATATTCCAGATCATTGTCATCTATTCAAGATAGAATTAAAGAAATAGAATCCGAAACTGATATAATTAAATTAAAAGAAACTCTTAAAAAATATTATCTTTCTTGGAAACATGCTTCTGTAGGAGATTTAGGAGATTCTACAATTTTTATAGAAGACGTTTCTTTACTCCTCCCTCAAATTATTCAAGATAATCAATTATATAATGGAATAGAATGTTCTACTCGTTATATTGATTTTTCAAAATCTTCTTTTTATCATGTATCTAAAGAAGCCGATAATATTATTAAACAATGGTTTAATCTTTATAATTATACTAAACCATTAGTTAAAGAAGCATTAGAAAAAGAATTTCCTTTAATAAATGAAAAAGATTCAGTAAAAAGAGAAAATTTTATAGAATCTAAATCTTGTGATATTTGTCGTTCACTAATCCCAATTGCCGCTAAAACTAATTTTTCTTGGAAAACCTCTTTTCGTCAAGTTCGCGAATATCTCTTATCTCTCAGATATCATCCAAATAAAGAAGCTAAAGATTTTTCAGAAAAACTTTATAAAAAAATGTGCGAAATTTATCCATACGCTTTTGGAGATACCTCGTCATTCTTTGAACATAAAAAGAATTTTTCTATTTATAATAATTTTTTCTATGACAACGAAGAAATTTTTATGAAAAAAGTGAATAGTAATGGATATGATATTTCATATGATTATTTTAATTCTGAAGATTTTAAAGAATATATTTATCACGAAGATGAAATAAAATATAGAATTCGATTTGATAAATTTTCTAAAAATTTAAATAGATTCGGAAATATAATTATTGATATGCAATTAGATTACGGATCTTTCAGAGATATTCATAGACATAGAAATTGTTCTATTCCTCTTCCTATAGTAGGACTTCATCTTAAAAATATTAATCAATGGTATTTAGATGAGTTTAAAAAATATCTTGGTGATAAATATTATGATTTAGAAAATGCAATAAATCAAATCTTATCCGACATTGAAAAATTAAATTTAAATATTTACGAAAAACAATATGTCTATCCTTTGGGTATTAATGTTCCTATTACTATAACAACTTCAATCTCACAACTTGTATATATCTTGGAATTAAGAAGTTCAAAAACAGTTCATCCGACTCTAAGAAAATTAATTATTAATATAGGAAAAGATATCCAACAAGAATTTCCATCTTTCCTATTTTATTTAGATTTAGATGAAGATACTGACATGAAACGAGGACTCCAAACATGAATTTAGAAAACTATAATAAAGCAACCAAACTTATCAATGAAATTTCTTATTTTAAAAGTATTATTAAAGACTTAAAGAAAAATTCTGAATATCAAGACCTAAAAATAAACTATCAATTATTAGATAATAAAGAACTCTTTGATAACCACAAACAAGAAATTATCAAAGAACTTGAAAATAAACTTAATAAATTAGAATTAGAATTTAATGAATTATAAAATGGAAATGATATGAATCAAGAAACTTTGAAAATTGCAAATAACATAACTAATAAAATTTGTAATATTAATAATTTTATAAAATTATTAGAATATAACGAAGCGGCTTTAGATGAAGGATATTCTTATTTAAAAAATAGGAACGTCGGATTAGAACAATGCGAATTATACCAAAAACATAAATTAGAATTATTAACAGAATTAAAAAAAAATTAATAGAAAAATTAGAATTTAATGAATTATAAAATGAAATATGAATAGAGAAGAATTAAAAGAATTTATTAAGGAAAATCTTTTCGATAGAAACGGTAAGTTTAATAACAGAGTAACTTTATATAGCTGGTGGAAAAATAAAAATTTTGAAAAAGAATATCAAAGTGTTATAAACAATACAAATTATTTAACAGAAGATTCTAATATTACTCAAAGAGTATATGATATTTTAAATGATATTTATAAATTAGAATTGTGCGAAGTTTGTAATAAAGAATATAGAATTTTTTTGTCTCTTAAAAAAGGATATAGTTATTTTTGTAGTAGAGAATGTTCAATTAAATCTGAAAGAAAAACTATCAATTCTAAAAAAACTAATTTTGATAGATATGGAGACGAAAATTATAGGAATATTGAAAAGGCTAAAAAAACTAATAGATTAAGGAGAGGAGTTGATTGAATTACTCAAAGCGAAGATTTTAAGATTAAATCTTTTCATAAAAAATTAGAAAAATATGGAGATGGAAAATACAATAATTTTGAAAAAGCTATTAGTACTAACAAAATTAAATATGGACATAAATATACTTGTTTAGTTCCTGAAATTATAGAGAAAGCTCAAAACAAGAAAGCAGAGAAATATCCTACGTTAAGAGATAAAAATTGGCTAATAGAACAAAATAAAATGAAATCTATAACACAAATTTCCAAAGAGTTGGGAGTAACTTATAGAACAGTTTATTTATGGTATGAAAAATTTGAAATAGATATTATATTTTATAGACCAGATTATAATAAATTGCAACAATCTTTATATGAATATATAAAATCTGTGTATAAAGGAGAAATTAAATATAATGATATTAATACTCTTCCAAGAAGAAAAGAATTAGATATTTATATTCCAGAATTAAATTTTGCTATTGAATTTAATGGATGTTATTGGCATAGAGAAGATAAAGATAGACACTTAAATAAGTTAAATCTTTGTAATGAGAAAGGAATTGATTTAATTCAATTTTGGGATTACGAATGGATTAAAACACAAGATATTTGCGAATCTATTATTAAAAATAAATTAAAGTTGAATAAAGAATTTTTAGCAAAAGATTGTGAAATAAGATTAGTAAATAAAAAAGATTCTATAAATTTTATAGAATCAAATTATATTAAAGGATCTGCTCCTATAAAATTAAGTTATGGGTTATATTATAAAGAAATGTTGTTGTCTATAATATCTTTAAATAATATAGAAAATAATTGGAGAGTAGTATTATATTGTGATAAAATTGGATATGACATAATAAGAGGATTTGAAAAATTGTTAGAATATTTTATTAGTGTACACAATCCCAATAAAATAGAAATTATATGTGATAGAAGAATAGATAATGGAGAAATATATAAAAATAATGGATTTCAAGTTTCTTGTTATACTCCTCCTGAATTTTTTTATTGTAAAGGAAATAAAATTCTAAAGTTAGAAGATATAAATAACAAAGTAGATAATGAGATTGATGAAAAGTGGTTTAAAGTATATGATTGCGGAAATTCAATTTGGACTAAATAATAAATTATAAAGAGGTAATAATGGAAATTAAATGTTCTGTAGAAGAATTAAGAAAAAAATCAATATTTGTGGCCATGCCTTGTTATGGCGGTTTTATGACCGGAATGACTGCCAAATCTTTGTTGGATTTACAAGGACTTTGCGGCCATTATGGAATTCCTATAAGATTTTCATTTTTATTTAATGAATCTTTGATCACTAGGGCTAGAAACTATCTTTGTGATGAGTTTTTACATCGTTCTGATTGTACTCATATGTTATTTATTGATTCTGATGTTGTATTAAATCCGCAAGATGTAATTGCAATGTTAGCATTAAATAAAGAAATAATTGGTATTGGTTATCCGAAAAAATCAATTAATTGGAGTAATATTAAAAAAGCAATTGTAAAAAATCCTAATATTGATGAAAATGAATTACCAAAATTAATGGGACAAGTTGTTTTTAATCCTGTTGGAGGAACTAAATCATTTAATGTTACAGAACCTATTGAAGTATTAGAAGTAGGTACAGGAGCAATGATGATTAATAGAGAAGTTTTCAAAAAATTTGATGAAGCTTATCCACAAAAGAAATATAAACCTGACCATGTTGGCACAGATTTTTTCTCAGGCGATAGAGAAATTATGGCATATTTTGATTGTTATATTGATGAAGAATCTAAACGATATTTGTCAGAGGATTATGCCTTTAATCAATTATGTAGAAAAATTGGTATTAAGACATGGTTAATGCCGTGGTGTGAAACTCAACATATTGGAACATTTAATTTTATGAATTCGCTGCCTGCTATTGCTCATTATCTTGGAGAATATTGATAAATTATTTGTAAAATATAAATTGAGGAATTATATATATAATTCCTCAATTTTCTTCATATAAAGAATATCCTTTATGAGTTTTATATTTTTTATTTTTCTATTTGTAAATAGAACTTTCATCTAAATCATTTAATTTACAAAAATCTGTAACGTTTATTATTTCAAATATTTAATTATCTTTAATTAATGAGAATAGTTTAGAATATCTTTTTTAGTTTTTGATTTTCTTTTAAAATTTGTTGTTTTGTCTATGTAAATTTTATTATTCATTAGATTTGTTACTTTATATATTGAATAAATTGTCATATTAATCCTTAATAATTTTTTTGATTTTCCAACCTTTGTGTTGATGTTTTGTATTGTTTAATATTTGTATCATACACTGGTAATGTAAATTATGAAGTTTACAAAATTGTTTTAGATTAGATATTTTGTATTCATTATTGTTAAGATCTGTTATTATATAACTTGGTAAGGAATAATCTTTATATAGTTCTAAGGTATATCCATTTATATCATTGATTTCTTTATTTAATAATTGTTTGAATTTTTTATGATAAGTATTTAGTAATTTTAATATTTCATTAGTTTCGAGTAAAAATTTTTCGTTAGTAGGTGATATTATGTAGTATTTTTTAATGTTCTTTGGTTTCTTTTTATAGTTGTGATGAAGTTCTCCGGTTTTATTTTTAAGTTTGTTTATATGTTCTTTGGAATGTGTTTTGTTTTTAAATCCTGATTCTTTTCCGTACATAGAATTATTTTTTCCTTTCATAGAGATAGAAAGTTTTTCTTTTTGTGATGACAACCATTCTTTACCTTTTTTAGATTTAAAATAATCAGATTTTAATTTACTCAATAAATTTTTTTGTTCTTTTAATTTATTAGGATGATTTTTAGAATAAATTTTTCTTGCGGTTTCATAAGCACGAGAATTATAATATTTATTTTTATTCATCATTTTACAAATAGCAGAACTAATTTTATGAGATAAGTTTTCGTTAATAATCATTTTAGGAAGTAGCATATGAACGATAAAATGTTCTCTTGCAGTTAAATAAACTAAATTCTCAATATTATTAGAATTTTCTTTTAATATTCCTTTATTATTATTTCTTTTAGAATTGATAAAGAAAGAATCTGGAACTATATGATGTTTTTCTATATAAAGAAAATTATTTAAAATTTCTTTTTTATTAGTTCCTCTTGTTAATGCAGAGGAACAAATGTTGATATACCATTTAGTATATTTATTAGAATAAGATAATTCTTTGATTATATTGATAAAATTGTTCATTTAAATTTCTTTATATTAAAAATTGGTTAGATAATAATATTTATGAAAAGTTCTTATTAAAAAAAAGGTTGACAATGAGAAAAATTTTTGATACAATGAAATAATATAAAAGTTAGGATGATATGAATAAAAATTCTAAAAAAGGAGAAAAGAAATATTATGGATATAAAGTTAATATAAAACAAGTTTGTATAACCGAATATAGAAGCAATGAATAATATGAAGAATGGTGATCTGCATATGATAATAATTTAGATAAATTAATTTTTAAAACAGATGAAATCCTGGTATATCATCTATATACGATTAAAAAAATTAAATATTTTTAGTATGGGTAGAATCTTCTACAGAAGATCCTTTTAGAAAGTCTCAAAATAGAGAAGTAGAAAATATTGGATTATTTTAATGATTATAAAACTGCAGAATATCTAAAGAATGTTTTGTTAGAAATTAATTATAGAGATGTTTTTCCTAGTTATAAAAAACGTATAAAAGAATTCATGTATTAGGGTAAACTCTGTAATACTAAAATCAAGTTTAAATGCGAATGTTCAGATGAACAAATTTTTGAATACTGATTTGCTTAGTGAATAGGAAGTTTTTTGAAAATTTAGAAAAAGTTCATATTGGTTTGATTATGATAATAGAAAAATGATTTCTTTGGAAAAAAGATTATGAAAGATTTTTAGGTGAATTATATGTCTATTGTAATTTAACAATGAATAATGAAAAAGTTATTTAATTGTTATATAAATTGTCTGCATTACAATTTTCTAAACATAAGAAAAATGGAAAATTATATGAAGAAGCGTATGATGATGAATATCATATTAGAAAATTAATAGAATAAAGGTGTAGAATGAAAGTTTATATATTATTAGAAATGATAGATTTAGGAGATCATGTTATTGCGGTTTATGGAGATAAATATGCTGCAGATAAAAGAAAAGAAGAATTAAATAATAAATATAAAGAAGAATTCCCAAAACAATCGCGAAATTCTCCTTATATCGTAGAAGAATATGAAGTTTTGGGAGATTTTTGTGATAACTAGAAATTTAATTTTTATTTATCATGAAGAAGGTAACAAAGATTCATTAGACAATGAAGAAAGATTTAAATCTTTAGAAACCTCAGAGAATTTAAATCTTTGGAATACGGATTTTTTGTCTATTATTCTGTAAAACTCTTAACAGCTTTTAATTTGTTGGATTTACCAGATAAAGAACAATTTATAAATTCTTGTAATTTAAAAGAGGATTAAGTATGAATATTTTTAAACATTTGTTTTGTATAACTGCTAAGGATGTTAATAAAGAATTTATTAAACAAAAAAGAAAAGTTCTTTATTTTTGATTGTTATAAACAAGTTGATTAACTATTTCTTGGGAAAAGGTATGTTAATAGGATTATGTGGATATAAAGGAGTAGGTAAAAGTACAGTTGCTAATATTTTAGTTAGAGATTATAATTTTCAGAAATTTTCGTTTGCCGATTCTTTGAAAGATTCTTTATCTAATATTTTTGGATGGGATAGAGATTTATTAGAAGGAGAAACAGAAGAATCTAGGATATTTAGAGAAAGTAAAGATGAATGGTGGTCTAAAAAATTAGGATTTGAAGTGATTCCTAGAAATATGATGACTAAAGTAGGAACGGATATGTTTAGAGAAATAGTTCATAAAGATATCTGGGTTTTATCATTAGAAAATAAAATAAAAGATTTATTAGAAAAAGACGAAAAGGTTGTAATTTCTGATTATAGATATTCAGATAATGAATATTTAATGATTAAAAATTATAATGGAATTATTGTTAGGGTAAATGATGGAAATATTCCAGAATATGAAAAAAATGTTTTGCCTAATAATTCTGAAAATTATATGAAAGCTTTTTATCCTAATGTTCATTCGTCTGAATATTCGTTTTTATGTAAACCTTTTGATTATGTAATAGATAATTTATATGAAAATGGTGTTAGAGACCAAGAAAAGTTAGAAAAAAATATTTTTTTAATGATGAAATTAATATATAATTAAAATTAGCGGCGATAAAATGATTGAATTAAACGTAATTGAAATAGAAAAAGAAGAATAATTTTGGTTGTGTGAAGCTAGCGACGGAGATTACCTTATCGTAATATTTTACAGATGGTAAGTATCTTCAATTATATTATATGTAGACTTAATATCTTTTGAAGTTAATTTTTGTAGAGTTAAACAGGTTGATAAAATTGATTTTTATGTATAGGAGAAATATAAATGAAATTATCTAGTAATACTATTGAAATTTTAAAGAATTATGCTGAAATTAATCCTGGAATTTATTTTAATAAAGGAAATATAATTGCTACAACTTCTGAAGGGAAAAATATTCTTTCGGAGGCAGAAATTGAAGAATATTTTCCTCAAGAATTTGGAATTTATGATTTAAAAAGATTTTTAAAAATTCTTGCTCTTTATGATAATGCCGTAGATTTAGAATTTTATAATGAATATTTTCTAATTAAAAGTGGAAATGGTAAAAATATTACAAAATATCGTAACGCCCCTAAAGAAATGATTATTTTACCAACTAATTCTAGACCTAATAAGAATTATATTACTTCTTTTCTTCTTACTAAAGATAATTTAGAATGGATATTAAAGGTAGCTAATGCAACTGAAGTTCCTAATATTGCAATTGAATCAGATGGAAATATTTTTAAATTAGTATCGTATGATAAAGAAAATTCTTCAAGTACTATAAGTTCTATTGAACTTTCAGATGAAAGTAATAATAAAGTATTTAAATGTGTTTTAAAACGACAATTTTTAAAAATTGTTATTGGAAATTATATTGTTTCAATTTCTAATAAAAAATTTGTAGAATTATATAATGAAGAAATGAAACTTAAATATTGGATTGCTTGCGACGAAGATTCTATTGTAGAAGGAGAATAAATATGAACCAAATTATTATTAATGAATATGAAACTTTAGATTTGGATAAAATTAAAACTCTTAAAGATGGAATTAAAGAAATTTCTGCTTATATGACAATCATAGATTCTCAAAAGAATGCAATCAAAGATATTTTAGATTCTGTAGTAGATGAAACAGGACTTTCTAAAAAAGTAGTTAATAAAATGGCAAAGGTATATCATAAAAATGAATATGCTAAAATCATTGAGGAAGAACAAGAATTTCAAACTTTGTATGAAGGGGTTATTGTCAATGAGTAAATTATATGAAATGATTAGGAAATATTTTATATTAGATGATGCCGCTAACATAGCTATTATTTTTATAGCTTTATCTTGGTTATCTTTAATTGTATTTGATATTATTAAAAGAATATTATAGGATTAAATATGAAATGTTTTGAAAAAGAATTTATTTGGGCGCAAAAATATAGACCTTCTTTGGTAGGGGATTGTATTCTTCCGAAAAACATTAAAAAAACTATTAACGAATTTATTGAAAAGGGAGATATTCCGCATTTTATTTTTTATGGAACTTTTGGAACCGGAAAGACTACTTTAGCAAAAGCTTTATGTGAACAATTAGAAGTAGAATATATGATTATTAACGCTTCTAAAGAAAATGGAATTGATGTTATTAGAGATAAAGTTACACAATTTGCATCTTCTATGTCATTTAATGGAAAACGTAAAGTAATCATCTTTGATGAAGGGGAAGGACTTACTTTTCAAGCACAAGAAGCAGCAAAAAACTTTTATGAAACGTTTTCTTCTAATTGTTCTTTTATTATCACTACTAATTCATTAGATAGGATTATCGAAGCAATTCAATCAAGATGCGTTCCAATTGAATTTAAAGTAGATGAAAATGAAAAGAAATCTCTAATGACTCAATTTTATAAAAGAGTTCTTTCAATTTTGAAAATTGAAGGAATTGAATATTCCAAAGAAGTTATAACAACTTTAATTTCTTCTAATTTTCCTGATATGAGAACTATTTTAAACGAACTTCAAAGATATTCTGTTTCAGGAAAAATTGATGTTGGAATTTTATCAGAAATTAAAAATAAAGGAGATATTTCAGAATTAGTTGGATATCTTAAAGATAAAAATTTTAATGAAGTTAAAAAATGGACTGCATTAAATTGCCAAGATACGCAAACAGTTTATAGAAATATCTATGATTCTATTAAAGAATACGTTAAACCACAAAGTATTCCTTTTGTTGTAATTTTATTGGCTAAATATCAATCAATGTATGGAGATAAAGAAATTAATTTATTAGCAGCTTTGATTGAAATTATGGTAGAAGTAGAATGGGTATAATATGGATTTATTCAAAGATATTATTAAATCTATTTTAAACGGAAAGAATAAACTTGACGTAAGCAAAGAGAGTTGCTATAATAAATTCATAGTAGACAAAGCGTTAAGTTATCATTTAGATTGTATTCCATTTATTCAAGAAATTAATCCTTATATTCATAATATTTCTAATCAGATGCATTATGATTATTTGTTTTATTCTATTAGAAAAATGAATAGAGAATACAAACCTTGGATAAAAACGTCTAAAATAGAAAATATAGAAATGATAAAGGAATATTATAATGTTTCTGATAAAAAAGCTAATGAAATATTAGATTTATTAAACGACGAACAATTAAATTATATTAAACAAATTTGTAATAAAGAAGATGTAATAAAATGACTAAAATTGTAATGAAAGAAGAATATGATTATGAAGGCGAAAAGTTAGATTTTGATAAAATGCACGGTAATTGGTATTTGATCAAGTATATTTATAATAGGAATACATATGTAGCAACTACTAAATTTATAGGTTCTGAGAAAAAATTAGTATGGTTTGATCTAGAAAAAAGTTTAAGTTTCTGCGATTTTACAGATGTTGTAAAACAAAATTATAAAATCATTTCTGAAGTTTCTGAGATTATTTTTAAATATAAATAATATTGTTGTAGTTATATGACAGCATAATGTAATTAAGATAAAATAAATGGAGAATTAAGATGACAAATGAAGATATTTTTAGAGGTTTAGGTATTGAGGTTGAATTGTTTAATGATGAAGATTTTCTAAAAGTTAAAGAAACTTTATCAAGAATTGGAATTCCTTCTAGAAAAACTAAAACTCTTTTCCCTTCGACTAATATTTTACATAAACAAGGAAGATATTCTTTAATGATGTTTAAAGAATTATTTTTAATGGATAATAAATATGCAAATATTTCTGATGATGATATTGCACGTAGGAATACTATCGCATTATTATTAGAAGAATGGGAACTATTAAAAATTAAAGATCGAGATAAATTTGAAGAAATTAAGACTAAAACTCTTCCTATGAGTATGATTAAAGTGCTTTCTTATTCAGAAAAGAAAGATTGGACTATTGAACCTAAATATAATATTGGAGTTAAAAATAAGTTTAGTAAATCAAATGGTAATAAATAATTAAAAAAATGTTATAAATTGGTAATTAGATATGAACATGGAGATGCATATTTCTATGCCAAAGATAAAGTATTACTTGAAAAAATTAATTAGGAAGAATTAGAAGGATATTGAAGAAATTAATTCTTTAATTGTATATAATGTATGGTATGAAGATCTATTAGAAAATTTTGATACTTTTGAATTTTGTTCTTATAAAAGAATTCAAGTCTATGTTGAATCTGATAGATATTATAACAAAGCATATGCTAAAGGAAGTATTGATAGTATATTTTGATATGATGTTGAAAGGAGTTTGTTTTAAAGTAGATATTAATTAAATATAAATAATGTTACAACATTGTCTTATTAGAGATGTTGTAACAATCTTGCTAACTTAAATAGGAGAAAATAAATGACTAATACCTTTCCAAGAGTAATTAAATCAAATTCTTTATTTACAGATTTTATTGGATTTGATGACTTATTCAATACCATTGAACAAGTTGCTAATGGGGTTAAAAATTCAAAATATCCTCCCTATAATATTATTAAAAATGTAGATACTATTTTAATTGAAATCGCAGTTGCAGGATTTCAAAAAGAGGATATTGAAATTTTTATAGAAAAGGATGTTTTATATGTTACAGGAAAACATGAAGAAAAAGATGTAGAAAATTATATTTACAAAGGAATTGCTAAACGTTCTTTTAAACATGAATTTCCACTTCAAAAATATTTTGAAGTTGTTGATGCATCTATTAAAGATGGCATTTTAAAAGTGTATCTTAAAAACACGGTTCCAGAAGAATCGAAGAAAAAAATTATTAATATTTCTTAATTTTAGGGGGGACTTCAGTCCCCCC